AAATATATTCAAATTATATACATACTAATTTTACTGTAAAAGATTTAAGAGAAAGTATTGAAACAATGAATGCTGTATCTGTGAGTTTTTATTGTATTTTTTTTATTTTCCCAACATTTTTATTATATCGTATTTTCCATCTATTAAATATCTATTTTTTGACATTTTATTTAATAAATTGATTATTTTATACTATATTAAATAATAACAATAATATATATTTATTATGGTTTTAATTACAAATAAAGAATTTGATGAAAATGAAACTTATTCTAGTTATTTTGATGAATTCTCTTTTGAACTAAGTGATTTTCAAAAATGGTCTATTAAAGCTATTGTTACTGGTAATCATTCACTTATTACTGCACATACTGGTTCTGGTAAAACATTACCAGCTGAATTTGCAATTCAATATTTTAAAAAATTAGGGAAAAAAGTCATTTATACTGGTCCAATCAAAGCTCTATGTAATCAAAAATTGTATGATTTTCGTAATAAATTTCCTAATATTTCATTTGGAATTTTGACTGGAGATATTAAAGATAATCCCGAAGCTGACGTTCTTATTATGACAACAGAAATCTTGAGAAATACACTTTTTAATAAACAAATTATTAATAACGAAAATATGTCTGACAATAACAATATAAAACTTCATTTTGAAATGGATTTTGAAAATGAATTGGGTGCTGTTATTTTTGACGAAGTTCATTATATTAATGATATTGATAGAGGATCTGTTTGGGAACAATCTATTCTGCTTTTACCTTCACATGTACAGCTAATTATGTTGTCTGCAACTATTCACAAACCAGAAGATTTTGCTAATTGGATTGAAAACGAAAAGAAAAAACAAAATACAAATATTGAAAAGTCTGTATATTTGTCATCTACTAATTTTCGTGTTGTACCATTGACGCATTATATGTGGTTATCTATGAATAATATTTATGTTAAACGTTCAAAAGACACACCACTCGAATATCTTATCCAAAATAACACTAACAAACCTATTCTAATTGGAACATCCAAAGGAGTTTATAATGAAGAAAATTATTATAAAATTCATAAAATTCTTAACTATCTTACAAAAAATAAAGCATATATCAAAAGAAGTTATGTACTTAATGATATTGTCAATCATTTAAACAAAAATGATATGTTGCCTGCAATTTGTTTCGTATTTTCTAGAAAACACGTTGAAATGTGTGCAAATGAAATTGAAATTAGTCTATATGATGATGATGATAAAACACCGAATATTATTGAACATGAATGCAAACAAATTCTTATTTCAAAACTACCCAATTATAAAGAATACTTGGATCTACCTGAATTGCAACAAACTATTTCACTTCTTAAAAAAGGTATTGCTATTCATCATGCGGGAATTCTACCTATTATTAGAGAGATGGTAGAAATGCTTTTTGAAAAAAATTATATTAAATTACTATTTGCTACTGAAACATTTGCAATTGGAATTAATATGCCTACTAAAACAGTGATTTTCACAAGTCTTAATAAATATACAAATGGAAAAATGAGGCAATTATATAGTCATGAATATACACAAATGGCTGGTAGAGCAGGACGTCGTGGTATTGATACTGTAGGACATGTAATTCATTGTAACAATCTATTCGATAATCCTAGTTCTACTGAATATCAAAATATACTTACTGGACCCCCACAAATCTTATCATCTAAATTCAAAATATCATATGATATTATTCTCAATATTTTGTCAAGTATTAAAGATTCCTCAATTGATTATGATTCTATTGATTATAGTAAACTTAAATCGTTTATTGAAAATACTCTTTTGCAAATTGATATTTTTAAAGAGATTAAATCATATGATAATGAAATTATTGATATTGATAATATGATTGAGGAAAAATATAAATCTCTTCATAATTGTAAAACATCATTTGAAATTATTACCGAATATCATGATAATAAAAATAAAGTAAAAAATATTTCATCAAATAAAGCTAGAAAAAAAATTAGTAATTATATCAAAGAAATTGAATATAATAATACCAATATTATTGATGATTATAAGAATTATGATGATTATGAAACTTTAAAAACCAAAAAAGACAATGTTATTTATTATAAAAATAATGCAAATAATTATATTGAAACTTGTATTAAAAATATTATTAATGTTCTTAAAATTGAAAATTTTATTAATAATGATAAAATATTTAAAATTACCAACAAAGGTATTATATCAAGACATATTCAAGAAGTTCATTCGCTTGTTTTTGCTGAACTATATGAAATTTCAAATGGATATAAAGAATTTTCACCCAGCACAATTGCTGGGGTATTTAGTTGCTTTACAAATATATCATTATCTGACGACATTAAATTATTTAAATCAAAATCTGGTATTTCACTTGTCGATGATTTAGTTAATCAATTAGATGATCTATATTGTAAATATGAACAATATGATGTTGATTATAATATTCAATCTGGTTATTTATACGAATATAATTTTGATATTATTAATTATATTATTGATTGGTGTAATGCTTCTAATGAAATTGAATGTAAAGAAATTATTCTGAATTTAAAAAAAGATAAATCCATATTTATTGGTGATTTTGTAAAAGCCATTCTTAAAATTAATAATCTTGTAAAAGAATTTGAAAATATTTGCGAAATTATTGGTAATATTGAACTTCTTCACAAAATTAAACAAATTCCTGTTATGACATTAAAATTTATTGCTAGTAATCAATCTCTATATATTTAAAAAATAATAGCACAATATATATAATGATATATATTGTTTTATATTCTAGTATTTCTATTTTATGTGTATTTATTTTTTTTATGATATATAAATGTAGTAAAGTTGATTTTAATAATAGTATTTCTGGTTATCATCCCATTGAATAAATACCCATTATAATGTATTAAAAAATATTTATTATATTATATATATATAATATCAATGTCTACATTCAAAGAAGATTTTCAAAAAAATACACATTTTGATAAACGGTTATATGAGTCATCTAGATTAAAAACGAAATATCACGATAGAGTATGTGTTATTGTAAGTAAAAGTAAAAATTGCTCCAAAGATATTAGTGATATTGATAAACATAAATATTTGGTACCGAAATCTATTACCGTTGGACAATTTGTATATATAATCAGAAAACGTATTGAAATTGATCCATCAAAAGCTATTTTTATTTTTGTAAATGATGGAAAACATGATATATTACCTCCTACAAGTGGTTCTCTTGATGAACTATATGAAAGTTATAAAGAATCTGATGGGTTTTTGTATATTACTTTTTCTGGTGAAAGTACATTTGGTTAATTAAATTAATTGGAGACGTATTTTTCTTTTAAAAGATGATTCATCATGAAACAAATATAATTTAAAATCATAATTTGTATAATTTTCTTCATTTTCTCTCAACGTAATTCTAGAAACCATTTTAATTTTTGGTATATATACTGTATATTGATATAGTCCATCATTTCTTGGTATTTTATCAAATATATATCCATTATATATACTATTAATAATACTGTAATTATTAGTACACATTTCCAACAATGAGCTATCACATTGTATTTTCTTAATTGCTCTCATTGTTGTATTTATGTAATCTAATTTATTAATCCATTTGTCTATAAATTTATTACCTTCATCACTAAGTTTAAATATATTCAAATTTACCATAATCAATGACATATTTATCAAATCAACTAATCGTCTTATTGGTGATGTAATATGCAAATATGACGATTTAATATCTCTACTAATTTTATTATGCTCGCGATCTTCTGAATATTTACAATAAGCTCCATACGATTTTTGCCATATTTTTATAAATTTTGTAATTTCTTCTGATAAATTTTCCGGAACTATTCTACTATTATCATTATTTACAAATGATCTATAAATCCCTTTTTTATATTTCCCCATTTCTTCAGCACAATTATGATTCATTAGCATCATATAATAATGTACCAAATCTCCACTAGTTGTAATTGAATCCAAAATCTTGTAATTTTTACTCAAATGTTGTGTTATGTCAAATAACATAATATAATCTTTATCATCAATATACTTTTCATAACAATAGTTCTTACTAATTTTAATTAATGCATTTCCATATTTGATTTCATCGATTTTATGAGTAATATTATTAATATGTAAATCCATATAAAATACAAATTTTCTGTTTTTTTCATTTAGACTACACAATTGTTCTGATAATATTGATGGTAGCATGGGTCTTTTCCTATCAGGCAAGTATATTGTTGATACTCTCTCTGAAAATGATTTCCACAAATTCAAATATTCCATCCAAATAACTACATTTGCAATATATACGGTCACAACTGTATGATCATTATTTTTAACAATACCAAATCCATCATCATAATCTTGTGTTCCAATAGAATCAATTGTAAATGTATGATTATCTGTTCTATCCTCTATTTTATATGTATTCATTATTTCATCAATAAAATCTACACTTGGTTTATTTTTAAAAATTTGTTTTGTTACTTTTGTAAAATTTTGAATTGATGCGTTCAAACTTTTACAATAAAGTTGATATTCATAAAATTTTGATAAGTCTGATACATCACCAATTACTTCATTTAATATTCCACATGGATGTTTTTCATTCCATTCCTTATATTGAAAAGTCACGTACTTATTTATCTTTTTTTTATTGAATTTGGTTTTTTTATCTTCATATGGAACTAAAAATATAGGCAATCTTTTATCGTCTGGTATACATTTATAAATTAGTTTATTATTTTTTGAACGACCAAATGTTTTATCTTCCAACATTAATACACCTGCAATATTTGGTATATTTCGAATTGTTGAATGTAGTATTTTTACATTATTATCATTATATTCTATTACATCATTGTAAAACAAATTATATTCTAATGGAATTAAATTGACTTCTTTTTCTGTTAACTCATCAGCATCATACCAAGTCCAATGTGTATATTCGCGATTATGTACAGTTAATTTTAATTTCATTAGTTAAATTTATATTATATCATTTATAATATAAATAAATAGTTATAACTTGTTATCAATTTTAAATTATAATTTTGAAAAATTTCCCATTTTATAATGATAAAGTAAAAACATTACTAGTCCAAATATTACATCAATTAATAGTGGTATATACGCAAAACTCTCTTTTTTTATTGCGTACACTGCAAATAAAATATATAAAAATCCATGTACTATACGAATATCATTCCACCAAATTTTATCACCAAAAACTTCTACACCTGTTGATCTTGGTTTGAAAAAATAAATATTTAAAAAACTTATTCCTACGAATAATGCTAAATATCCTAAATAAGGCAAATATTTTTTATTGATTTTTTTGGCTACTACTACAAATATAGTTCTTACAAATATACAGCCAAAAATAAATAACAAGAATCGTTTTTGTATATTATTCATTATATTATAGTTCTTTATTATTTTCTATTATTTCATTTTCTTCATTTTTTTCATTTTTTTCTTCTTCATTATTTATTTTCATTTTTTTTACTATCTCTCTTTTTACATTTTGATTTTGTAAAATTTTCATAAATATATATGGACTAATTCCAACAGAATTCATATAAGTTCTATATTTAAAAGTACACAATGTTGTATTTTTTTCTACAAATTTAATACTATACCACCAAAACGCAGGTATATATATTATTTGTCCTGGATGTAATGTAACTTCTAAACATTTAATTTTATCAAAATCTGCTTTATATTGTTGTTGAATATTCCATGGATCCACTGGTGATTTGAATTCAAAATTGTAATAATCACTTATTGGATACAAATATTTCTTACTTTTTGGTGGAGCTAATTTTATTGTCACTTTTCCATGTGTAACATAATAATAATTTCTATAATTTAATTCATATTTTAGTGGTGTTGTAGTATTTAATGATCCACTCATTAAATCATATAAGCAATTTGAAACCATATGAGGTCTCAAAAAATCATCGTTATATCTAAAATGTTTAATTATACCTGTTTCTTCAATAAATTCATTATTGGATTCTAAGATATATTTCTCTTCATCATCATCTTCCAAAACTTTTTTTGCCTTAACAAGAGAAAGTGGTAAATATAATTCAGATTCATCATCATTATCTTTTACATTTCTTAATTTTACATCAAATGCTCCATATGAATCTATAATAGTATTTAAATTACAGTTATCACTTAAATTATTATTATTAAAATCAAATACAACTGGTTGTCTTAAATCACATATTTCTTCTAATTTGTCTTTGGAAGGTTGTTCAATTTCATATACTTCTAAATCATTTGATGTTTTGTAATGAAAATATATATGTAGATATATGAATAATACTAAACAAAATATAAGTAAATTAATTATGATATTCATTATTATAATTAATTTAATTGCATACTAATTTTTTTTGATTTATACTAATTTATATTTAGTTTTTTGATTTCTTATCTTCTTTTGAAGAAGGTTTCATTTGACTGTCTAATGACATTTTAGCTAGTTGACCACGAAGACCAGTTACTAATGTTTGTAACTCTTGTACATGTTTTTCTAAAGTTTCAACTTTGTTGCTAAAGTTTTTATCTACTTCAGAAACCTTGGTATCCATCATATCCTCGTAATTTACCTCTTCAAAATCTTCATTTGAAGACATCTCGTAATGGCGAAGACGTAATTCATGATTCGCTAAAATATCAGGAATGTTTACTTGTCTAGGGACAGGGGGAGGACCAGCATTAACAGGTTGACGATTAGTATGATTAATATTATCATTCATTGATTGACCAGGAGCACGACGTCTCTTAGCAGCAGAAAGTCCAGCAGCACCACTCATTTTATATGTTTTTTTTATATAATAAAATTCAATTATTTGCGCATTTCCATTTTAATTGGTTCATGAAATTTATAGTCATTTATTTCTACATCATCTAAACTATAATCATTTATATCATCATATTTATTTAATACTTTTATTGTAGGGAATTCATATGGCTCCCTTGTCATTTGTTCTTCTAATTTTTCAATATGATCATCATATATATGACAATTCCCTAAATAGTAAACAAATTCATATGGTTCTAAATCACAATGGTTTGCTAAAATATGTGTTAGAAAACTATATGAAGCTATATTAAATGGAACACCTAGTCCAACATCACCACTACGTTGATAAAGACTACACGACAATTTATTTCCTATAACATTAAACTGTGCTAGTACATGACAAGGAGGTAATGCCATTTCATTTAATTGTTGGGGATTCCATGCTGACATTACTAAACGTCGTGAA